AACGCAAACATTACCACACTAACCATTTCCAACACACCGTCCACCGCAAACCGATCAATTGGATTCACCCTGATATTCACGGCAGATGGAACACCACGAAGTGTGACATGGGGCAGCGCGATCAAATGGGCAGGAGGTGCTTCTCCCAATCTCACAAGCGCAAACACCAAAAAAGATGTATTCACATTCATTTCCACTGACGGTGGAACATCGTGGCTTGGATTTATTGGGGGCTTGAATTTCTAATGCTTGGTGGAATTGCAGGACAAGGACCGGGAGCCGCTGGTGGCAGTACGCTAGAGTACTTCAGTACTCCAATATACAACGCATATTATCCCCACATTAGGATTCATACTGATTACTTTGATTCTAACTCATATGGATCAAAATGGATAAAAAGCAGATTCACATTTTCTTCTGTTTTTTCTCCATCTAATGATTTCGACTCATACGCTTATCCAAACGGAAAACTGGTAGATTTTTTTGTTGGATTAAGCGGAGGACAACTATGGGCAGCAGGGGTAAACGGATACGGTCAACTTGGTCAAGGAACAACAGCGAATGCAGACCCTAATATTGGGTCGATTTCGGTGTTTCTTCCTGTTCGCATAGGAAACAGCAGTAATTGGACAACTGCTTGTGCTGGGCCAATGGGAAGCGTTCATGGAATATGCGGTGGGCAGTTGTGGGCATGGGGAGCAAACGCACTCGGGCAACTTGGGGACGGAAGTACCACCGTAAGAACATCTCCCGTAAGAATTGGAAACAGCAGTAATTGGACGGTGCTTCCAAAAAAAGCAAGTGTAGCAAACTGCGCCGGAATATGCGGTGGGCAGTTGTGGGCATGGGGATACAATGGCTACAATGAGGTTGGTGATGGAACCGCTACTCAACGAACATCTCCTGTCAGGATAGGAAACAGCAGCAATTGGACAGATATTGCTTGCGGAAGCAACCATACACTTGGTGTTTGTGGTGGACAACTGTGGGCATGGGGAAAAAACAATGTTGGTCAACTTGGTGACGGAACCACAACACAAAGATCGTCACCAGTAAGAATAGAAAATAGCAGCAACTGGACTCGGGTTTGGGCATGGCAATACAGTTCTTTTGGCTTGTGTGGTGGAGTTTTGTATTCATGGGGCAACAATGTGACTGGAGTTCTTGGTCTTGGGATAACTTCTGCTTCAACAAATACACCAAAACTAGTGAGCGGTGCTAATGGAATCACGGACTTGAACACGGGTGCAAACGGTAGTTGGGCATCATCATACGGAATCACCTCTGGAAATCTTCTATGGTGGTCAAGAGTCAGTGGAACAACAGCATCACCTTATGTTTCAGGAACTCCTAGTGATATCGTCAACAACACCCCACAAGTATCTTCATATGACGGAAACTGGTTGTCTGTTTCTGGAGATGGTGAAGTTAAGTACGCAACCAAGTCCGATGGATTCATGTGGTTTATGCCATATACTGCTCTATCATATCCGTTTATAGGAACAACAAACGGATTCAAGGACTGGGTGGAAACAACAGCAGATTACAGTGGAATACTGTATGGTGGCATCACCGGAGCAACAGCATACAAACCAAACAACAACATCCAATTCGACACAATTTCTCAATACTCTGGCATAAAAAACGGAGAACTGTATACTTGGGGATCAAAACTAGACTACTACAAATTGAGTTCTGATTACGATGTAACCGGACACGGTTTCACTGCATACCATGTGTTCTTTCCTTTGCGAGTAGGAACATCCAAGAACTGGACTCATACCCAATCAACATTTTACCGAGGTGCAGGAATCTGCGGAGGACAATTGTGGACATGGGGAGGAGGTTCTCCCGTGCAATCAATAGCGGGATTAGGGAATGGAACCTCGGCAGGATCAATCGGGCCATACCGCGTAGGAAACAGCAGCAACTGGACAGACATTGTTTGCAACCAATATGCAATCATCGGAATCTGCGGTGGGCAATTATGGGGATGGGGGTATAATGTGGGTGGTCTGTGTGGAGTCACCTTGTATACTGCGATATACTCTCCAAAACGACTAGACACCGGAAACACATGGAAGCGTGTTTTTGCTTCTCCATTAGCAGGAACAGTGTTTGGAATAAGTGGCGATGATTCTTTGTGGTCATGGGGAAGCGATGCAAGCAATGCCTTGGGTGGCAGAGGATCCATAAATCAACTGACGACAACTCCAACGAAAATAACACTCATCAATCTTGGCTCCCACGGAATAACAGGATGGAAATATGTTTCATGTGACGGCGGCTGCGCGTTTGGAGTAAAAACCGAGCAAGGCATTGACCGTGTGTACGGTTGGGGATCAAACGGATCTTCACAACTTCTTCAGAGAGACTACAGCGCAAACTTCCAAAGAGATCAGGCATTCGTCAGGTTTCCGGTTGAGATACCACGATTGAAGGGTCTTACAGGAATTCAGTCCATTACATTTAACAGAGACTACTATTCGTACTACCAATATTACTATTACTACTACAATGAAACATACTACAAATTTGATCCACAATTGTCTGCTCCACTAGGAATAAGTGGAGGCGGTCAATTGTGGGGGTGGGGGGGAATAAGTTTTGGTCCAAATTTTGATACTAACACGCCTCCAAACTACACAACAGGAGCCTACAGCAACACCATATACCCGTATGAACACACAGGAACAAATTGGAAAAGCATACTTCCAATCACTTATCCGATTGTTGGATTGAAGGGATTCACCACATGAAAAACATCATTGTCACGGGTTCGGTTCGTTGCGGCAGCAGTCTTGTGATGCGTATGCTTGAATTGTGTGGAATACCAATTATTCAAGATGGGCACAAGCAACCGGATGAAAACAATCCACACGGATACTACGAATGTCGTTCTGTTTACTTGCTTCAGAACGGAAGAACCGAATGTCTGCAAGACTCGGAAGGAAAGGCAATCAAGATTCTTCCTCCGACTTTGCTTAGTCATCTGCCAACCAACAGGCAGTACAAAACAATATTCTTGATGCGTGATCCACAAGAAGTTGCTAATTCATTTTACCGATACATGAAAGTGCGTTCGGAACGATCTGCACGACCAATGGTGCAGACACAGGAAGAATTTTTCAGTCACTTTATACCAGATCACATCTACCGAATAAACAATGCCAAAGAATGGGTAAACAACCATCCAAATTTTGAGATTCTGTGGATTCACCACCACGATCTTATATCTTCTCCGTTGGCAGAGACAACCAAGATTTGTAATCATCTGTTGACGGATTTTCCACAGTATACATTTGATCCACAGGGAATGGCTGCTCTTGTTGATCCAACGCTGTATAGGCAGCGTCAAAGCGAATCGTAAACACAAATACTGTTCTCAATACTTTAGGGGGGCAAATGCCCCCCTTTGTGCTATGATTCTCTCTACATACTCTACCTAAACCAAGGAGTAAAACACATGAAGCGACTTCCCACTCTGTACCAAGAGTTTATTCACCTTTCGCGCTACTCACGCTGGCTTGAAGACAACAAGCGGCGTGAGTCTTGGGAAGAAACCGTGAATCGGTATTTCAATTTCTTCGATGAGCATTTCGCAGAAAAGGGAATCAAGATAAATAAAGCAGTACGAGAAGAATTGCGTGAAGCAGTGCTGAATCTTGAAGTCATGCCGTCCATGCGGTCGCTGATGACCGCAGGCGAAGCCCTCAAGCGTGACAACACAGCCGGATACAACTGCTCCTATATTGCTGTAAACAAGGTTCGCGCATTCGATGAGATTCTTTACATTCTCATGTGCGGAACGGGAGTGGGCTTCAGCGTGGAGAGGCAGTATGTGGAGAAACTTCCTACAATTGCTGAAGAGTTTACCAACAGCGATACGCTCATCGTTGTCAAGGACTCCAAAGAAGGATGGGCAAAATCCTTCCGAGAACTGGTATCCCTACTTATTGGAGGTCAAATCCCCCGATGGGACTTGTCTCACATTCGTCCTGCTGGTTCGCGCCTCAAGACTTTCGGTGGACGCGCAAGTGGACCACAGCCACTGGAAGACCTCTTCCGATTTACCGTCAGTACTTTTAAGAAGGCTGCGGGACGAAAACTCACTTCCATTGAATGCCACGACATTATCTGTAAGGTTGCAGAGATTGTCGTTGTCGGGGGTGTGCGTAGATCGGCTCTTATCTCGCTTTCCAACCTCACGGATGAACGGATGCGTGATGCTAAGGTGGGTCAATGGTGGTTGGACAACCCACAACGGGCTTTAGCAAACAATTCCGTTGCGTACAAGGAGAAGCCCGAGATCGGCACATTCATGGAGGAATGGCTTTCGCTGTACAAGTCCAAGAGCGGTGAGCGCGGAATTTTCAATCGCCAAGCCGCACAGAAAACCGTTTCAAAACTAGGAGAACGCCGTGATGCGACTTATGAATTCGGCACGAATCCTTGCTCGGAAATTATTCTTCGTGACAAGGAATTTTGTAACCTTTCTGAAGTCATTGTCCGTCCCGATGATACTGCTGACACTCTCAAGCGAAAGGTTCGTCTAGCAGCCATTCTCGGCACTTGGCAAGCCTCGCTTACCCACTTCCCGTACCTCAGCAGTGATTGGCGCAAGAACTGCGAGGAGGAAGCACTGCTTGGAGTTTCGCTCACGGGAATTCTTGACAACAAGATGATGCGTACACAGGGCACTGAACTTGATTCTCTCCTGTCTTGCCTCCGTGAGACAGCGGTGGACGCAAACAAGGAGTGGGCAAAGCGCATGGGCATCAACCCTGCGGCAGCAATCACTTGTGTAAAGCCAAGCGGCACGGTGTCGCAGTTGACGGATTCCGCAAGCGGCATTCACGCACGGCACAGCGAATACTACATCCGCACCGTCCGTGCTGACCGCAAAGACCCCCTGTGCCAGTTTATGATCGAACAGGGATTCCCTGCGGAGCCGTGTGTCATGCGCCCCGACCACACGATGGTGTTTTCGTTCCCCATGAAGGCAGTGGGTTCCGTTACCCGCAACGACATGACGGCAATTGAACACTTGGAGTTGTGGCTTACCTATCAGCGGCATTGGTGTGAACACAAGCCAAGCATCACTGTTACCGTGCGGGAAGGTGAGTGGATGGAGGTGGGAGCGTGGGTGTACGCGCACTTTGACGAGATCAGCGGCATCTCTTTCCTGCCCCACTCCGATCACACCTATCAGCAAGCCCCGTATCAGGACTGCACGGCAGAGCAATACGAGGCTGCACTGAAGACCATCCCGCAAAATGTGGATTGGGCAGGGCTAATCAAGTTTGAAAAGGAAGACTCCACCAAGGGTACACAGACATACGCTTGCAGCGGAGACAAGTGTGAGGTGGTTGATCTGACTACATAAAAAGACGGGATTGTAATTGTCACCGTCAAAAGAGCAGCCCCCGTCAGGGGGTTGTTTCTTTTCATAAATCTGTGAATTTTTGGTCCCGGAACCCCGCTAAATATTGGTATGAAGAGAGGTAGTCCCCATTCTCTTCTGCTGGCTTTTGCACTCGTCTTGCTGCAAGCCTGTGCGTGGGACATCACTACCGTTGCGCCGAAGAGCGCACCCTCGCCTAAGTGCGAGGAAAACAAACCAGTAGCAGAAGCCCCTCAAGAAGAGCCGTTTTTCTTGAGGGGTTTCTCGCTATTGGAGGAAACCCAGATGCCTGCCGTGGGTTTCATCTCCGACCGCAATGACCGCATGATCGGCAGTGCAACCCTCATCCATCCAAGAGTGGCACTCACCGCTGCTCATTGTGTGGAAAATCGTACCATAGTGTCTTTCACGGCAGGCGGGGTAGAACACCCTGTCCGGTTCGTGATATCCCACCCCAAATGTCTGTTGGCAGACATGTGGGTGTTTGATGTGGCACTGGTGTTCTTGGAAGACTGTTCGGACATAGAACCCATGAAGCCTGTTTCCGACTCGTACACATACACTCGCATGGATTCACTCACTGCCGTTGGATACGGCGGTGGAATAAAGAAACGCAGCAATGACGGAGTGTTCCGGTACTACGGTACTCTAGTGGAAGAACCGTGGGTTTTCAAGATGCTTGTAACGGATGGCACGGTGTGGTTCGGTGATTCGGGCGGAGCAATGATAAATCCCGAGGGTAAAATCGTTGGGGTGATTTCGTCCCTCGGGATTTATGATGGTTGCCTTTTCGAGAATTCCGTTGTTCGCATGGACTTGGTGATCGGATGGATACACCAAACCGTGGAGGAAATATGCGACTAAACCGACTTCAAAAAGTCTTGATTTGTGCGTGTTCTTTCCTTGCAGGAATTCTCTTGGCTAGAGCGTTCGGGTTTTGATTACCCTACTTCGCCAGCAACTTCAGATGAATCAACCTTCTTCTGAAGTTCAGCCTTTTGCTTCAGGGCAATCTGAAGTTGCGCTTCAGCCAAGATCAGGGCTGAAGTAAGTTCGTGAACCTTCTTCTCAAGCAGCGGTAGCAGAACAGTTTCATTGTAATTTTCGGTACTCATTTTGAGTCCTCCTTTCCCTCTATTTAGCACACTTTCCATACATACTTGTATGGTTATAGCAGGGATTGACTATTCTCTTTGTGGACCTGCAATCTGCTTGTTCCGCGAAAACGCAACGGGAAAATTCTCGTACAGTGGTTGTTCATTTTATTTTTTGACAGACAACAAGCGACAATCAGAAATTAGAACCCTGAATGTTTTTGGTGAGCGGTTAAGCGATTGGGACAACGACCAAGAGCGGTATGAAACACTTGCGGATTGGGCAGTGGACATCGTGATGGGGTGTTCTCATGTGGCACTGGAAGGCTATGCCTACGGCGCACAGGGTAAGGTTTTCCACATTGCGGAAAACACGGGCATTCTTAAATACAAACTGTATCAGTTGAGCATACCCGTAACCGTGATACCGCCCACAGAAGTAAAAAAATATGCCACGGGCAAAGGCAACTCCGACAAGAACGGAATGTACGATTCTTGGTTGAATGAAACGGGGGTGGATTTGAAAACACTCCTGACACCGAAGCGTCAGGAGTGCGTGAGTCCTGTGTCAGATATTGTAGACTCGTATTACATCTGCAAGAAGATGTACGAAAATCTAAAAGGTGTAGATCAAGACTGAGGAGTATCAGTGGAAGAAGCCTCTGTGGTCTGTGGCTTTGTTTCATCCTTTTCGGCATCATGCTCTTCATCAGCACAACGCTTGGAGATGAACTCCTTCCATGCCCAAGCCACGACAAGGAACAGCACAGGCAGATACCAAAGTATCCAACCCCAGTTCTGACTGATCTTGTCACCGTTCATAATTTCATGTTTAAGTTTCAACATGATAACGCTGTCGGTGGTTTGATCGGGAATCATTTCCGGCTTGGTTGCACTAAAGCAGCCAGCAAGGAAGAGAGGAATCAGGAGCAGTGAAATCTTCTTCATGTGTGCCTCCTTACGACTTGTTGGAAGCAGCGGCACTACCGAAGTAGAAGCCCACGATGCTTACAAGAATTTGACGGGTTTCAGAAGTGAACAGGAAGCCGTTGATTTCCACGAAGTATTTCTTGGTGGTGGATGGAATCAGACCAAACAGCCCCTCGGGATTGTTGGCATCAACCTCCACGAATGTGGGTAGACCAAAGAACGGCAGGATGAACGGCGCAAGCAGAGTGGCAAACAGCACCGCAAGCACAATAAGTTGGCGAATGCCCTTTCCCACATCAAGCGGAACACGCTGCGCTGCCTTGTCTTGATTTTCGGTGGTCTGCTTGTTCTGCGCCATCAGGCGTTCGAACATTTCTTTTTGGTCTTGACGCTTCTCTGCCATGAAACGGAACAAGAATCCCGTAGCAGAGCCACCAATCAGAGAGACTAATTCTGGACTAAATGGCATAGTCACTTCCTTTCTATACGGTGTCAATCACACCACAAGTATATTTAGGTCTTGGGAAGTTTACGCCGTCTGATATTTGATTTCGTCAGTTTGTTTTTTGCGGGGACGGGTGGTAGGTCTGTGCCAAGCCCTGCGATTTTTTGGCTACCAACCACATTGGTAGGCGCAGATGTGGGAAGTCCTGTACCGCCGCCTTCCTGTTCTGTGAATGTCCTGAACCGCTTCAGATTAGCCATAAAGCCTCCTTAAAGGCTACGCAGAGCCTCTGCTAGCCGTCCGTCCAGTGGAATGGCATCCATCTGCCGTTCATCCAATACCATTCCCTCTCCTATGTAGTTCAAATAGAGAAGAGCGGTTTTGAGCGGAGGATGCAGGGACTCGTCTAGTTTGAAAAATAACAGACGCGACGCTACTCGCGGACTAAACACATTCCCAAGCACCATGAGGTGATTGAGCAGCAGTATAGGTCGTATCTTGCCTGTTCGATTGTATTTTTTCAGAAGCCGCTTCACATATTTGATGCGGTTCATGTCTTCCTGAAACTCAACAATGCTTTCGCACTCGGGGTTTGTGTATTGCCCCATAGCGTACAGCATGAAATTATCGCGGTTGAGTTTTTTGAAGTCCATGACGAAAACCAGAATTCACTTGGGGCGTTGAGTGTTCTTCTTTTTAAACTTGTTTTGCTTTTCCTTGGGAGGCAAGTCTGTGTCTCTTATTTGCGTTCCGGGTATCGGGTCTTGAAGTTGAGTGCCCTGACCAATGAAGATGTCTTCCTTGATCCCTCGGTCAGAAAAATAGTGGACAAATCCCTTCACGATTTACTTTGCTGGTTTCTTCTTGGCACGGAGCAGCGCAAAGTCCTGTGCATCAAGTCGCTTGTTCTTGTTCACATCAAGTTTCTTTTGACCGCCAACAAGTTCTTCCTTGACAGACTTTTTGGCTTTGGAAACGCGGTACAGTGTATCGCCTTCGCCGTGCTGAACGCTTACCTTCTTGCCGCTTGCACGAATGGCATTCAAGTCGGCTTTGGTCTTCTTGAGAGACTTCCACTCTTCCTTCACGATCTTGTGATGGGGAACGGTGATGCTGCCGTACTCGCCAACATCAACCACATAGCCACCGCCGTGCTGCGCTGCCTTGCTGCTGCCGCCCTTGTCGTGGCGCACGATCTTGCCCCGCACCATCTTGCCCTTGTGGGGAACCTTGACGGTATCTCCGGGCTTGTGCATTTCTTCAATCCCCTCAACGCCTTCCTTTACGCTCTTCTCTACCTTGCGCCACTTTTCGTTTTCTCTCTTGAACTTTGGCGTTTGCGCCTTGCCAGCCACGGTTCCATCGTTACTACGAGCGCGTAGACGGGCGTATGTTGCGCGAGATGCACGCGCAGCAGCCTTCTTTTGCTGTGCAGCGGACAGGTTTGGATTGTTGTAGTCCGCTGTTGCCTTATCCCTTTCCCGAGCGGTGATTGCATCGCGCATGGGGGTGAGGAGTTCGTCAATCTGCTCAATCTCTTCCTTCACTTCGGCGCGACTGCCGCGCTTGACCAGTTTTCCACCGCGACCGTAGGTGCGGGGCGAGTTCTGCTCCTTTTCGTCCTGCTTCAGCAGGCGGGTGATTGCCTTGTCGTGCTTGCCCTCAACTTTTCCTGCTCGTCTAGCCTGCTTGGGTGTGCCCGTCATGCGCCGCTGATAGGCGCGTTGAGCCACATCATCGTGCTTGGCAATCTTCTTCTTCATTTCCGTTTCACGGGCATCGGTTTGGTAGTCTTCGGTGACCGCATTGCCGTCCTCTTCCACGCCCTCGGGAACCACTTCAACACGGGGAGCGAGTTTTGCGGTTATCACATACAGTGAATCAGGATTCAGTTCCACATCAACATGAAGGTTTAGTTCGGTGTAGCCACCTGTTGGGTTAGCCTTTCCGTCAAACCGGATGCCTCCGGTAAACGCATCATAACCATCAACACGACCAAACTGCCGCACAACAAAATCGTAGGAACCAATCCCCTGCGGGATCATTCCCGGTCGCCAGTCAAAGTCCAGTTGCACCACATTCAGACGCACCTTCATCTTCAGCAGGGCTTCGTTGGGATCAAGATATGTTCCACGGGAAATGGTGGACAACATGGAATTGATCCCTGCAAGCGCACCAGCAGACTGAAGGTGATGCAGACCAGGTCCGTCTTTGTGTGCTGAACGGTATCCGTAGCCAGTAAGAACTTCGGAGTACTCGCTCTCGTTCAGGGTGTTGCGGAATGCTTTGAATGTCTTGTTGTCTTTCATGTGTCTTCCCTTTTCAGATTTACTCGCTGACCGAACCTGATCTTTCGTTTGATACATCACTGGCGCGGCGTGTTCCGGTTCCTGCCTTCTTGCGCCGATCCGCTGCCCAATACATCTTTCCGCTCTTGGTGTCCTGTCGTGCCATCGGGTGGGTAGAACCACGGGCAGGGGGAACAGGCTTCTTGATTTCGGCAGCGTGTGCAGCGTAATCAGCCTTGGCTTTCTTTAGTTTGGCTTGAGCCGGAGAGCCTTCCCATGCCTCGTCCACATTCTTGCTGAAATCAAAGAACGACTTGCCTTCGCTGACGCTCTTCCATCCACCGCCCTTGGAGTTGTACCACTTCACTGCCCAACCATTTGCGTAGGCAGACGGATATACCTTGAACTTGCTACGGGCAAGGCTCTTTGCCTTTGACCACAGTTCCGGCTTCGTGGGCTTGTTGGCTTCAAGAATTTCCTGAGCATCTTCGTGAAGACCGACCAGTGCAATGAGTTCCGCGTCAATTCCCTCACCATCGAATGACTCTTCCACGGTTTCCTTGCCCATCGTGTATTTGAATGCGTTGAACAGAGCAGGACTGCCTGTGATCTTTTTTACCATAGAGTCAAGCATGTCTATCATCATTTCGCGGTACACCTTGCCCATGCTCATGCTTTTCATGTTGCTCTTGGACTTGAGTGCCTTTCGAGCAGCGGTGATCTGTGACTTGTCCACGATGCCGCTGCGGAGCAGAACATTCGTCCGGTCTGTTTCAACGGCTTCACCAAGTCCTGCTACCATCTGATGCTGTGCCACATTCTGTGTTTTCTTTTCGGATGCTTCTCGCCCAAGAGTGGAACGAAGCGCGGTGTAAATGACCCGGTTGTTCACAATCTTGTCCATGATGTCCACAAGGATTTCCTGCATGAGTGTTCGATACGCAGGACTCTTGGCATAGCGTTCCGGGTCTTGGAACATGGTCACGGCACGGCGCACATTGGTGGGAGACACCAAACCCATGCGTAGAAGAGTTTGCAGTTTGGACTTGATAGCAGTATCCATGCAGCGATTCCTTTGAAAATGGTCTTTATTGTATTTAGACCCTGAAATATTGTCAGTCAGATCATGCGGACAGGCCCAAACACCGTCCTGCCGTTGTTGATTTTGTAAATTGCGGTCTTGCCGTTTCGGAGAGTTACATAGATTTCTTCGCCGTAACGAATGGCAGAAACCGCGTCATTGCCAAATATTTGATATGGCTGCGAACATCTACCAATGTAGAAATACACCTTTCCGCCTTTTACTCCTACCCATGTGTCCTCTGCCGATCCGCGAGGATTCCGTGGGCATGATGCGTTTTCGTCCAGAGACTTGTGTGACACCTTGATGGGCGTATTTCCCTTGCCCTTGCGAGGTGTCTTGCCTTCTGCGCGGCGTTTCTGCCGCACTGCTGCCTTGCGCTCCTTGGGTGTCATCTCCCCAACGGTTTCCGGTGTCTTGCCAACCCGATGCAGCGGACGGCATTTTGGATATGGGCCCTTTGCGTTTGCACTCTTGCGACCGCAGGGAGGATACTCCCCTGTCTTGGGGTCTTTCTTGCCGCCGATGTTCACCCACTTCTGAGCAAACCAATCACGCAAATCCTCGTCAATCTTGCACGGCGGTGTGGGGAACTGCGTGTTGTGTTTGGAAAATCCGCCTGTTTGACCCGGTGTGGGCGGTCGCCGCTTGTGCTTGTCGCTTTCAAGCAGATGCTCTGCCGCAGTGTGGTACAATTCACTCAGGTCTATTTCTTCTTTCATGCTGCCACGCATACCACGCTTGATTTCATCAAACAATCGCTTGATGTCGTCCTTGCCAGCGTTTTCAGGCATACCACTGGCGAATGTCTTGGTGTCGCCGTTGGCAACGGCTTCGCGCATCTTGCTTGCGCTCATGCCCTTTACTCCGGTTGCTTTTGCGTCCCGCTTTCCTGCCATGACAAAATCGTATCGCTTCAGATTCAGTCTTTTGTCTGGATCGGAGTGCTTCATCAGTTTGCCAATCACGCGGTCATCGTAGTCGCTGCTGCGGTCTTCTCCCCCGACAAACACAACATGGTCGTAGCCTTTGTCTGCAAGATAATACAACAAATCAAACGGTGTCCGAATGTCCTCCGAATTCAAAAAGTTGACCCCCGGAAACAGGCGTTTAAGCCAAAAGTACTTACGAGATGGTGACAACGGATTCTTCTTCGGGTCTTGGCTGCGACTGAATCCAATCGCGTGTTCAGCACCCATCCGCTTTGCCGTTTCCACCACCTTGTTGAACAAGAGTTGGTGTCCTGAAGTTGGTGGCTGAAAACGACCGAAAGCGACCACAATGGTTTTGCTTCGTCGTGTATCTTTTAAAGACTTAGCCACTTTGGATCACCTCCCGCAATGCACTTCAAGTACACCAACTCTTTACTGTTTCCACGATTTGGAAATCGTGAAATTAGCCTTTGAGAATTCGATGCGATCAACCAATTTGACTGCATCGTTGCTCAGACGGTCGATTGCAACGAATCCTTCGGGAACCGTTGCCACATACTTGTCACCCTTCTGCACGAAAGTACCGAACTCCGTGGTCAGGTTTGACAGTTTTGACAGCACATGCTTCTTTAGCAGGGCTACCCGATTATGTAGTGCGAACAACCGATTGATTTGGTTACGGTTGTTCCGAATGTAATCCAGTGTAGGGGTAGGACTCTTTGTAGGAACCTTTGACTTAAGTTTCTTGCGCTTCTCCTGCACTTTGGCAGACACGAAGGCAAGCAGTTCGTTGGTGTCTCCTAGTTCCCGCCCCGCACGGATTATGCTGTTGAAATACATCTTGATCTCGGCAACGAGAGCCGTGTTTTTTGCCACGGCATTCATCACGGACTTCAGTTCAATACCCTCACGGATCAGACTGTCGATCTGTGAACTGATCTGTGCAATGTCCTTTGCCGTGAACAATCCATCACCCCGAGAAAAACGGTATGTGGCATTGTCGTACCACACGCTTCTGCTTTTCGCCAGACCCGCTAGGCTAGGATTGAACTGGACAACCTTCAGGTCAGCAATGGATTTTCCGCCGTATTCCGTGTGAAACACGATTCCGATTTTTGCAGACGATATTCGTTTTCCCAAATCAGAATTGGGATCAACTGCGTATTTTATTGTGTTGGGTTGGAATGTGATGTATCGCTTGCCGTCAATGGTTTCGCGCTTGATAGACTCACTGTCAAACAGCAAGTCGCCTTGTAGCACTGTTCCGATCCGCAGAGTCTTGAAATGCTTCAACGCCAGTTTCAGTTTTGCGTTCAAGCCTTCGGATGGATGATTTCGATCAATGTCTGCCTCAGTATAGTTCACTTTGGGAGTGACATTGAACACGCTTTTAGTGCCGACAAAAAATTTGCCTGTGACGGGATCAGTTCCCATGATGAGTGCAGGCGCACCGTCCCATTTCACGGAAATATCGTATGGAACCGTGTCGTTGCCTTGCAACGACTGCACTACTCCCCGTAAAGAATTCATGGACTTGGAGAAGCCTGCAAAACCGTGATTGAATATTTCATCCTCAAGATGTTCCAAATGAACATTCTTGCCACCTGTTTTTGCAAGTGATTCCGCCAGAAAGGGAATGAATGAATTCATGGGTTTCACGCCATTATTTAGGCGACAGAAACCTGTTCAGACTTCCATAAAGCAATTGCTTCTGCGAGTGATTCTACCCAATCTCGTGTCTTGGCTTGGAACACCTGACACTCCGCAGTGCTGCTGACTCCCATGATGATGGTGATGTTGTCCACGCGCTGTCCCGTCAAGTCCTGCCACATGAGTGCGTATGCCGCACTCTGCGTAAAATAATCACAGATCGCGTCTTCGCTTTTTGGATTATTTGAAGTCTTGAAGTCTATCACGGACAGTTCGCCGTTGTACTCGCCAATGCAGTCCGTGCGTCCCGCCAGTCCCACTCGCTTTGACCACAAGGGCACTTCGATGGCACGAATGTTGTCGATGCAGTCCACATACGGCTGCATGGTTTGAAAAATATCTAGTTCTTCTGTGCCACGCGCTTCGTGCAGCGTGGTTTCAACACGATTACGCAAGTAGTCTTCAATGATGGCGTGTACTTTCGTGCCGCGAGACAGTATGCGCTTGGATTCTTCGGGATTGTCGCGCCGCCACTTTGCGAAAAAGTTTCGCTTTGCCCATCCCGTCACCGTAGTAACGGACGGAAACACACCTTCGGGTGTAGAGTAGCGTCTACCACTCGGTGTTTCGGTGGACTGTATCTCGCCAGTGATAGTCACGAACGCATGACGAAAAGTCTTCATGGGTCACTCTTGGTCTTTGGGTGTCTCGTCCACCACTTCTATTTCTTTTGGTTCGCTCTTTTTGGGAGTTTCGGGAAGCGGGGTCTGATTTCGCTGAAGCCAGTTCCTTGCGGCAGCGTATTCTGGCTTGTTCTGCTGCATTTTCATCCACAGTAGCATGTCTTTCATTCCTGCCATAGTTGTTCTCCTGTTATATTTAGACTTGAAATTCCGAGTTTTGAGAACCGTTCCATTACTTTTGCTCATTCAAGTATTTCAGTGATTCTTCGTATGTTTCAAGAAATCCTTCAGACACGCTTGTGTATTCCGCTGCTCCTGACACAAAAGACTCCATGATTGATTTTGTGAATGGGTTTCCTGTGCCAAACAACACAACGGCAGGAAGCAAAATCTGTTCAATTGTTTCACGAAGATACGATGTCTTGTGGAACGATACACATCCGCCTTGCTGCATGTTCTGCACCCGACTTATCACTTCGTTGAATGCCTCGGAGTATTTTCCTGTGTGCGACAGGTGTTGTTCTGCTGTGTCTAGCATGAATCTGTTCGTGGCAACACACGCTTTCTGCACTCCGTAATCGCATTCTTCTTTCACGGACAGAAATTCCAGTGGCTTCAAGTGCTTGCGGAGTTGACCGAATATTGCGTATCGGTCAAAGAAACGCAGTTCATCACCGGAGGAGCGCACAAAAGAGTAGTCGCTCATGGACTCTGCCAATGACCACACCCGGTCAAATGGCTTGGAAGGTGTAAAGGGACGGGTGTACAGGGTTTCAAGTTTCTTGGTGGAATGCCTGTACACGGAATTGCCGATCCACGGGCAGTACCGCAGTTGTGCGCTCTCGGTTTTCAGGAACACCACTGGAGGCGAGTATCGCTGAACCAAGTTTTCGGTTATCGACAGCAAGACATCGTGATCGCTACCTGTCTCACACTCTACTCTCATGCTCAACGGAGTGTGGGTCATATCCGAAAGACTGAAAACCAGCGAAGATTTTTTGCCTTCGCTCAGGACGGTGATCTTGCCGCCCCTTTCTGTTTTTTCACATTTTATCATGGTGTAGTCTCCGGTTTATCGTTTTTTGCGTGGTCGTAGCCCCAAGGACATTCGTTTGCGGAGCGACAGTTTCCGCCGCCGCTTGGCAACATTCCGTTTGGAACGCGCTTTTCGTGCAGCCCGTTTCGACCGCAGTTTCAATTTACGCAACTGCCCTCCCGGACGGCGAACGCATGTCCGGGGGCCTTTCTTCATCATTCCGGGGCCACACTTGAATATGATCTTGCGCTTGCCCTTGCGAACCACAATCTTGCGCCGTGCGGTGGCTTCATTGAGCATCTGCGTTTCAACTTCCACAGACTCCTCAATCTCGTCACCCTCTTCCTCTTCCATGCTGATTTCGATGTCTGCTTCTTCAACAGGATCAACAATGGAAATAATGCCGTCTTCGCCCTCTTCCCATTCTATGCCTTCTTCTTCCAAGTAATTAACGATTTCGTCACGATCAAAACCGGGCATGTCAAGCACGATCTTGGTTTCCGTGAGTTCTGCCTCCAACTCCTCTGATATGAGGCGTTGCAGGGAAGAGAAAGCGTGATCTCGTAGTTCCTTGAACGGCTTCATTTCATTTTCTTCCACGCTGCCTTGCCTTCTTCTGAACGCTTATTGATGGCAGCGTCTTTTGCTGCCATTACACGCTTTCTACGCTCTGCATCAATCTTTGCCAATTCGTCCTTTGACAGTTTGCGAATCTCGTTGATTGAAATCTTGCCCACATCCGAGAAGTCTGCACTTTCCCATATCATGTCGTTGCCACGATCAAGCATGATACGGCGCGTCTTCTTGTTGAGTATTTGCAGACCTGTTCCCGCTGCGTACAGTTCCACTTGGGTCGTGCCAACCATGTACACCACATCACCCATTTTCATAACCTTCTTGACTTTGATGGTTGATGCCTTGCCACCCTTCGTGCCGTAAATCTCAAATGTGGTTCCCACGGGCTTGATGTCTGCCGTGTCGATCAAGTCTTGTGCGGTGGCAATGTTCGCGCTCACTGCTGCTTGGGTTTTCTTCCATCCGAAAGAAATTCTCTCCTGATCTTTCTTGCTCTTCAACAGGTTTCCTGCCGCATCGGTCTTGCGCGGCTTTGATGGGGTCAACGCACCCGCGTAGTACTGCGGATCATCTGTGTCAACGACCATCCCCGAGCGGAATGTGCCGATGGTGGGTGTGCGGTCGAACTTTTTCTTTGCTGCTTCGTCAAGACGAGACTGCACCGATTCGTGGATGTTCTGCACTGCACGACCAATGCTGCACTTCTTGAATGCACCGATGAAAGACTCTTTCTGTGTTTTTGGTTTTTCTTGCACGGTTGCTCCCGAGCGGCTTTGGCTCATCAATCCAATGTCTTTCTGAAACTTGTTTGAGAACTGAATTATCTCGTCCACGGGCACTGGCTTGCCGCCCTTCGTGATGGTGCGGGTCTTCATCTTGGCATTCGTGCCGTTGCCGTTGGCAATGTCTACCGCGCACTGCGCTGCCCAACGGTGGTGTCCGTCAATCACATACCCATCGGACACATAGATGGGTTCAAGCAGACGCGAGGCTTGCTTGCCGTAGTTGTCGGGGTCTTGCTGCGCGGCAACGAGTGTGGCATACATTGCTGCCACCTTGGAACCTAGCAGTTCGCCTTGAATGGGCTTGAGAGCAGTCGCATCCACTTCCTCTTCCTGTATCTCGTATCCCGCTTGCTCAAGTGCCTCGCGGTACTGTTTCTCCATGTTGATCTCAAGTTTCAGGTCTTCGGGCGTAACCTGATCAGGTGAGGTGTAGCCCTTGCCTGCCATCAGGGTCTTAAACGCAGGAGAATCGGTTTTGCTTGGGTCAACCTGTGACGAGAACTGCGGCATCTCCTTGCGGACAATTCCCTTCGTTGTCTTTACCCCGCTTTTGTCATAGCAGAATCCAACCTGAGAGAATACCTTGGCGCACAACTCAAAGTCAATTACTTTCTGTCCACGCAGTGCAGCCAGTGCAGCGTGGTTCATCTCGTCCGCGAATGCCCGTTCCGTGGCAGCGTCACCGAACACTGAGTCACGATCTTGCTGCGGACCAGCAAATGCTTTTGTCTTTACTGCGTTTGCCACCACATTAGCCTTGCGGATGTCCACCTTGGGCTTTTGCGTGGGGTCTTCCGCAAATCCGGTGTCAAACTGCGTTTTCGGATCTTCTGCCGCTATCTCGGGGTGTTCCTCTTCGGGTTGCGGTTCTTGAGGTTTTGCTTTTTCTGCACCCGCTTTGCCACCTTGCGGTTGTGCTTGATGCTGCGTATCAGCGGGAACCGCTTTCGCTTGGGGGGCGGGTTTTCCTGTTCCGGTGGCTGCGGGTTTTGCTGCATCTGGCTGTACGGCTCCTTTTGCAACGGGCTTCTGATCTGCTGCCTTGTCCTTGGCGTATCCGTCTTGATCTAACGGAACCTCGCGTGAACTGTCCACTTTACCGTGATCCACGCTGCCTCCACGACCCTGACCTTTGGAATACGCCTTGGCGCGTTGTTCGTCACCGA